GGAAGCAACTGCTGGTGCTTATACTGTAAAGGAAGAGATTAAAATGAATGATCCTATTCCTGCTCATGAGCCAGTAACTGCTGAAGAAATCAGTAGTGAAGATGAAGATACTTTATCTTATTTTTCTAAACTTGCAAAGCAAGATTAGTTATAATAAAAATTGATCTTGTAAATCGTTAATAGGTCCTTGAGAAATGATCGCACTACTGTTATTATAAACATTAGTGCGATTACTATTATCAATAGTAGGTGCATTAATTCTGGCACCATTACTACTACCACCTTGCTCTAAACTTCCAGACTGTAACATGGGAGTAGGTTTAGGATTTATGTTCGTTTTATTTAATATATCTTGAGTTTTATTCATAAGCACGCTTAACTCATCTATCTTTAAATTAGGATCTAAAAAACCTTTCTTAAAATCAGCTTCAGGTATTCCATCAAAATACCCACTTCCAACTTTTCCACCGTTTGCCATTGCGTTTAACAAATCAAGTTGAAGCTTCATACTACCAATCATATTTTTTACACTTTTATCAAAACTTTTTAAATTTGTTTTTCCTAGTTTTTGAACATTATCACTGAATTTACTTAAAACATCTGATAGCTTATCTAGATTTGAAACAGCTTTCATGTCTAAATCTTTTAAAGGTAGTATAGAATCAACTATGTCTTTCATCATACTCTTACGAGCTGCAGCTTGATCTTCAAAATTAGTTCCAAATATAAAATTTGAAGCTTTTTTAGCAGCATCTACTATACCATCAGTTAATTGTCCAAGGCCTGTTCCACCAAAGAAAGAAGCTAATGATAATCCTAAACCTCCTAAAGCTTTAACTTTAGACCCAATATTATCTGGTAAGCTGGCAAGTTCATTCATCCCTGCTGCAATGTTTTTCATAATTTTACTAATGCCACTACCGTCAACACCCATGTAATCTGCTAATTTTCCAACGCCAGCTAATCCACCTAAAAATGCACCTAGACCTACACCTACTAAACCTAATCCCACTGCAACCGTACCACCTATAGCCAATCCTCCTGGAACTGCTCCAAATATAGCACCAGCCGCAAATAATCCCGTCATAGCAGCAAGGCCTTGAGCGTCAAAAGCACTTAATCCTTCAGCTATATTTTTAAGAAGACCACCTAAGTTACTTCCATTAGATCCTATTACACCACCTAAAGCATCTAAGCCGGCTAATGGTGTTAAAAATGCTGCGATGCCAGCGCCAATAGCTCCCATTCCTACTGCAGCCTTTGCTGTTTTACCAACTCCAAACAAAGCTCCTAGTGCGCCACCTGCTCCCATTAATCCACCAAGCACTATAAAATTTTCACTAGTGAGAGCGCTAAGCCCTTCACCTAAATTTGTTAAAAATACTTTTAAATTAGCAGCAGTAGATTCCATTGCGCCTATGGCCATATCGCCTCCAGCTAAACCTGTAAAAAATGCAGCTAAACCTACACCTACTGCACCGATACCAATACCAGCTCCTATTCCACTTAATCCTGGAACTGCACCGAAAATTGCTCCAGCTCCTAATAATACACCAAATGCTTTTAAATCTCTATCTGTAAATGCAGCTAATCCATCTGCAGTATTTGTAAGAAGTTTTTTAACATTTTCTCCACCATTAGGTAAAGCTTCATCAGCTTTTGCTAGCATAGTGAAGAATGCTCCTAGACCTACTGCCGCTGCACCTATTCCAACACCGGCACCTTTAATTAATTTACCAAGACCAAAAGCTAGAGCGCCTAATCCAAATGGTCCACCGTCTATATTATTTGTTACGTTTGCGCCACGCGCAGAAGTTGCTAATTTAGCTTTACTACCACTAGACTCTCTTCGAGCTTCAAGCGCTTCTCTATTTTGTTTAACAAACTGCTTGGATAAAACATTTGTTAAACTATCAACGGCGTCCATAGTATCGAGTTGAGAATCATTATTTGCTTTAAGCTGATCAATAACGTCTCCTAATGTGGAATATCTTCTTGCCATTATTTTACTCTTTCTTGTTTAGCTTCTTCTTCTTTAATATGATCAATTAACATTGATACGTAAACTTCTTTTTCCCACGGTATAAGTTCGTCTATCTCATTTAAAGAATATTTGTGATGTTGCATTAAGCTAAAATTAGTTTGATAATAATTACTTAATGAAGTATGAGATAGACTAATTATAAAAAACTTTGCAGACCCTCCAATGTAACTGTATTATCTGTACTACAATTGGTACACGTATAGTTTACTTCATGTGTCAGCCTAGGTATTTTTTCTATGTATTCTCTTATTTTACTGAATTGTTCTTGAGTCATAGATTCAATAAATTCTTGAAATTCTTCATCACTAGTATCTTTAATATCTATTCTTTCATCTTCCGTTAAAACTGCAGCTATTGATTCTTGTATTAATCCAAAAACCTGAGTTGTTTGAGAATCAGTAACAAGTTTTTTATTTTTACTTATAGATTCAAAAGAAGGATGTTTCATTTCAACATAGATAGTATCTGAAATTTTTACTTTATCTTCCATTTGTGTTACATTTAATTTGATTGTATCTAAATCAAGATTAATTTTATTTTCTGTTTCACAAGATTTACATTTAAACAGCAATTCTGTTTTTTCACCTACAGATTTTGCTCTTATTTTTAAAAATAAATATTCAATATCGTATGATTTTAAATCTTTTTTATTAATATCTTCAAATATGCATGAAGTAACTGTATCAGTTATTGCTGTCGCAATTTGCACAGGATCTTGTGATTCTAAAGCTATTAATAATATTTTTTCTTCTTTAACTAAAAAAGGCCTAAAACTTATTTCTTTATTAGTTGAAGGTACCTTCATATTATATTTTGGTACATTGTTTAATTTTGGTAAACCCATTTCATTTCACTCCTTATAGTATATCTAATCCACCTAATGGCGTATCAATATCCATATTAATAAATCCTTGCGTATTTGTAGCTCTCTTCCAGTTAGTATACGCAAATGTAACTGTTAATTGTACAAGACCATCTAATTCATTATTTAATTCAATAGCGCTTGTTGATATAGGAAAAGCTTCAAGTAATTCTACTGAATAAACACTTCCTCCTCCAAGTCCTAATCCAAACCTTATTGGACCTACTTGTTTACTAAACCCTGCTAAAGGCTGCCTTAATTGATGAACTGTAATACTTTTTGCGTAACTACTTTTATAGTTACTAGTAAACGCATTGCTGCCTTCTTCTGGTATTACTGTATTACGCCATGCATCAAAATATTCTTTTACTCCGTAATCATTCATTAAATAGAAAGTCATACTGATATCATCTACAGCATAACCATAAGCTACTTTTTGAAACTCCATACCAATTCTTCTATCGGATGTGAGCGTAATTTTTGCAGGTAATGTGGTATTAGAGCAAAGTATATTAAGCTCTCGGCCTGAAGCACCGCCACCACCTACATTAAGTAATCCTAATACGCTACCTAGTATTCCACCACTACCACCAAAACTAGTTGGAAACGTAACTAAAAACCTATTTGGCCTAGCAAATCCTAGTTTAGTATTAGCTAAAGCTTTTAATTCATCTACGGTATTAGCCATTTGCTATCTTCCTTGAATCTGAATATACTCTTCCAGCAGAAGCTTTTTTCCAACTTGCAGTTGGTAGAAATGTTGCAATTTCCCATTCAGGTGCTGGTACTTGCGAAAATCTGGATTTAACATGATCTAACAAATAATGTTTAAAACATGGTTGAAAGTATTTAAATCTAGATGCGCCTTTAAGTAATCTATATGTTAATGTAAAACGTGTTGATTCATCATATTTTTTATTATTAACTACGTCAAGTAAACTATCTAAAAACTTTGCTCGTAGAATTGGTGGTATATAATGTAAGTTTAATCCTTTAAACCCGCCATCAGCTTTCTCCACTGGTATTACTAACGGAAATGTATCATAATATGGAAGTTTGTCTTTAAATTTTGGATCATAGAAAAACATCATCATACTACCAAGCATTGGCCTACTAACTTTGTTAATTTCATCTTCTCTCATAAGAGCTTCACGATTTACTCGAGTAAGTCGCTGTACTCTTCTACGAAACCAATCACGTGACTCTTGTGTACGAGGTGTTATACCTTTACGAAAAGCTTCAAGTTCTAATTTTTGAAATAAGTTACTCATAAATCTATTTATATCTTTTTCTTACGTTTTCTTCGAAATGGTTTTAAAGGAGTATATTTCTTAAGTTTACCTGGAACTGGCTTCTGCATTAACTTCATTTCCTGTAATGTTTTTTCAGTCCAAACCTGAAACTCCCATTTTCTATCTCTTGCATATTCATTTGCCGCTTCCCATTTATTCATATTCTTAACATAAGTTAAACCTTCAGCGACATATCTCTTAGTTCTTTTAGATCCAGTTGGTGGCACGGTTTCTCTTTCAGGCTTTATCTCTACTAATAGCGTTTTATCTTCAAATACTATTTTAAGATCAACATAATACTTATGATATTTTTTATCAACATCATAATAATATGGAATGATAACTTCTTCAGAAGACCACCGTTTTACTTTCGGATTGTTATCGCACCAACCGAACACAGAACGCTCCCAAAGCGACCTATAAATAACATTGTTAAAGTCACCATTGTACTTTGTTTTGTTTTTAACTATGTAACGACCTGAATAAACCATATAAATATAAAAATAATACTTTAATATATGTATAAGGAATTATAATGTCAATATTCGATAAAGTCGGACCTTTAGGCGAAAAATTAGCGCCAAATGCACAATCTAGTTTTACAAGTATGAGAAATGCACAAGGACAATTAGAAGATTTAGCTCAAAGAGGTTCATCTTTATTAAAATCAATTCTTTCATTTGGTGG